TTGGAATAAGTTTACTAAATTTAGGTTAGCTGAATCTCAAGGAAAATATTTTAACCAAAACATAGCAAAAAGTTACAATTACAAAAAAATACAATGAGTTTATTTGAAGAATTGATTGAAGATAGAAAGGGTGATGAGGAGATTGTAAAATCTTTCGAACCTAAAGATTCACTTTCAGACCAAATTTTTGAAGGGTCTGAGGGTGAATTTTCTATGCGTAGTGACATTAGAAAAACTTTACTAAAAATTACAGATGATTTTATTGACACATTAGGTGTTGAATTTTTCATACATGACGTGGTATTAACGGGGTCGTTATCAAATTACAATTGGTCCCAATTTTCTGATGTAGATTTACATATTTTAATCGATTTCGAAGAATCAAAATATCCAATCACACTTCTAAAAGAATTCTTTGACGCAAAAAAGAATGTTTGGAACGAGAAACACGACATCAAAATAAAAGGTTACGATGTTGAGATGTATGTTCAAGATGTTAATGAGCCTCACGTATCTTCAGGTGTTTATTCCATATTACATAATAAATGGGTGGTGGAACCTAAAGAAGAAACGCCGAACATTGATGATAGAATGATTCTTCAAAAGGGTGAAGAGTACATGAGAATGATTGATAATTTAATAAAGAATGGTAATAAAAAAGATACATTAACCAAGATTGAATCGTTGAGAAAGAAGATCAAAACCTTTAGACAAAGTGGTTTGGAGCAAGGTGGGGAGTATTCTTATGAGAATTTAACATTCAAATTACTTAGAAGAAACGGATACATAGAAAAACTATTAAAACTGAAAACGGACATCACAGATAAGAAATTGTCCATAACACAATAACTATACCTATTTTTTTTCCTATATCTATGTATTTATAGGATAAGAATAAGTATATCTTAATATTAACAAAATGGCAGATTTAAAACCTATTGGTAGCGAAAAGTTAACTGGTGACGAGAAATTGAAAAGAATTCTCGAACTAACTTACTTTAAAGAAAATAACAAAAAGTCTTCATCGACTAAACCTGAATTAGTGAAAGAATCTAAATCAGGTGCTTTTTACGGTATCGTTAAAGAAAAAGACGCGTACTATGTAAAAAGTGGAGTAAATGAATCATCATTAGATTATATTGGTGGTATGTTTATGAAGAATAAAAATAGATTTAATTCATATGGTGAGGCTCTTAAAAGACTTGAATTGATTAAAGGTCAAGAAGAATTACAAGAGGCTACCAAATATGTTTTAAAACAAAACAAACCTCAGGAAGAATCTCCATTACCGGCACCGTCAATGGATGCTGCTCCGGCACCTGATGATTCAGCACCTGCTCCCGATGATTTTGGAGCTGACGCAGATTTTTCAGGAGATGATCCTTCAACAGAACCATCTTCAGATATGCCATCTGATGGTGAAGCTGAATCAAGTGGTAAAAGATCAGATTACATGGCGGAAGTTCAAAAATACGCTGGTAAATTAGGTCAAGAACTAAGAGATTTACACGATAAAATGGAGAGTGATGATATTAAGTACGTACTTAATATGGTTATATCAGCTGTTGATTTAGATAGATTAGATTTAGAAGATATTGAAGAGATTGCTAAGAAATTCGAAAGAGACGAGGAAGAAGAATCAGATTTTGATTCTGAAACTGAACCATCGTCTGATGAAGAAGTTCCTGCTGAAGAACCTGAATCTGACATTGCGGAATACGATTCAATGTCGGCTTTAGAGTCATTTATTGATTCTCCAGTAGATTTAGGTGACGAATCTAAGGATGAAGTTGATTTATCAAAATATGCCGTTACAGATGGTGATGATGAAGATCTTCAAGAATTAGATTTAGACGAGATTAAAAATGAAATTAATAGAAGTGTTGGTGAGACACTAATGAAATATTTCAAATAAATGATTCTTATCTATATCAATGAAATTGGAGCCGACTATAAAGGTCAAAAACAATATGAATTCATTTTTAGTGAATCCACAGAAATTGATATGGACGAATGGTTTGTAATACCTGCGTCAGCGACATCACAACCTAAATCACCACAAATAGAATATGTTGATTTAGTTGGTTTATTAAAAAACACAGATTTAAATTTAGAATTAGTTCAAGACTCCGATTATTTCGGAGTTATTGATGCTGTAGATGGGGTAGTTTCTTTAGGTTGGGAGAAATTTGATATTAATTCTGACGAAGAGAGATTAGCATTTAGATTTGGTGAATCAATTGAGACAGTTTCCAAGAAATTAAAATTGAGAAATTATCATTTATTAAAAGAAGACATAATTGTTATTAAGTTAATGAAAGAAGGGTTTTCCGAAAAAACATTAGTTAAATTCACCGATAAACAATTATCCGATTTGAGTGAGAGGATATTAGGTGAAGAAAACATTATGATTTCAACAAAAGACCCTCAAGCACAGCAAAAAATTGCCATAGCTAAGAAGGCCAATAAGACAATTGAAACATACGAGGAAAAAAGTGAAGAAATGTGTGAATCTTGCAATTGTGTTAAATCGGAATGTAAGTGTAAGAAGAAAAGTAAAAAATCTGAAACTTCTGAAACTTGGAAAAACGTTAAAAAAGAAAGTATCGAAACTAAAAAGTGGGTAAACAAACTTGCTGAAGAAAAATTTCATAGTTTTACATCAAAAAACGAAATTATGGAATTAATTCAATCAAAATTGACTGAGTCTGAAGTTATGGAACCACAACATGGTAGTAAAGTAAAAAAGGGACACAACGGTGTACCTGAATTTATGTCTTATGATATGATTACAAATGATGGTGATACTAAAACAGCTCCAGCAAAACCAACAACAAAACCAGGTACTAAACCAGGAACTACTCCGTCAAAACCAAAAACTCCTTACCAACCGGGTCCAGGACCAAAACATAAACCTAAGGCTTTCGCAGAAGAAAAGAAATAATCAAATGAAGAATTTGACAAAACAAAAACTTTTAGGTATTATTAAGGAAAGCCTTAATGAAATGCCAATGGATTTTGATACCCAAGACAGACCAAATACCGATGTTACCGATAAATTGGCGACAGGGGATACTCCATTAAAAAAAGTTCCATTACCTAATACGGGTGAGGAACCAAATAAAAATTTCCAAGAATTATTAGCTTCAGAACGTTATAGACAAGTTGTACAACGAGTTAGACAATACACAGGTGTTGAAACAACTATGGTTGGTGAACGTGGTATGGGTGAATTAACTCATATGATGATGGCTGCTCATAATGAAATTGTTACAACTGAAAGAGAACATAGAGAGGCTTTAGAACAGTTAGCTATTGAATTGGTTATGAAAGAGATGGGAATCCCTGAAGGTGCCGTTCAATTTGATGCTAAAATTGTTGGTATGGGTGAGGTCGATACTCAAGATTTCGAAAGAGAAGAAATGAATCAACAAAACATGGACCAAGTTGATATTGAAGAAGATTTGATGGAAGACTTGGAAAGTTTAGATTTAGAGAGAGCAAAAAGAAGATTAATTAACAGTATGATACAAGGGGCATCTAAAAGAGGCCATTACATGTATCATTATGTTTCAGAAAAAATACAAGAAATTACAGGTTCAGAAAGTTTAATTAACCAATATGGTGTTTTAATGTCAATTAATGACACTTTATATTGGCAATTAAGTGATCAAACTATGCAAATGATGATGGGCGGTGGAGACGGAGGTGGATCTGTTGGAGGTAAAGAAGAAGTTGAAAGAGATACTGACCCACCAACAATTAAAGCAAGAGCAATTAATTTCCCAATCTTAGTTCACGAATTAATAAAAGGAATGATGGAATTATTCTCACATCAAGGAGAACCTGAAGATAAAGAGATGTTCCAACAAGTTATGCAACATGAAGACACATTAGAAAAGGAAATGTGGGATTTAAGATTAGGTCCAGCAATTTGGGACAGAATTAGATCTCAATACCCTGAAGATGTGTTAACTGATGAAGATAAGGCTGAATTACAGAATTATTTATTGGTTGAGATTTTTAAACTACCTGCGAAAAAATTCTTAATCTTAATGAAAGAAGTAATGTCTGGTTCTGAATCAGGAAAACGATTAATTCAAGAAATAGTTGACGGTATTGTTTTAATGTTAAATGACCAAGATTATCAAGAGGCTATTAACATTTTTAATGATGATTTAGATTCAGTTGAAGATAACACAGAAGAACAAGATTTCGATGATTTCTTAGGTAGTTTAGGTATACGAAGACCTGAGGATGACGATGATGAAGATTAATAAGAAAGGTGGTTAATCCACCTTTTTCTATTTATACAGTATATGAATTCAAAAATAGAACAACTAAAAGAATATGCTAAAATCATGAAAGACGCACCATACGCTTTAAAAACGTATTTGCAGACTTATGATAACACGCAAAAAAAATATGTCCCATTACAATTATTCCCTGACCAAATTCAATTGATTGAGGATTACGAAAAGTATAATGAGAACATTACAAGAAAATATAGACAGGCGGGGGTTACGACTGTAACCGCTGCTTGGATTTCAAAGAAATTACAAACTGCGAAACCTGACGAACCTGAAAGAGTTCTATTAATCGCCAACAAACGTGATACTGCGGTGGAAATGGCTAATAAGGTTAGAAACTTTTTAGAACAATGGCCTGAATGGATTAATGTTGGGTTCTCACCTGATAAAAACTCTGAAAGTAGATTTAGATTAAATAATGGTTGTGAGGTTAAGGCAGTTGCCACATCTGCGGATGCGTTACGTGGTTATACACCTACCATTCTTGTATTTGACGAAGCGGCGTATATCGAAGCTGGTGAAGACTTTTGGGCGGCATCTATGGCATCCCTATCTACGGGAGGTAAAATTATCCTTATTTCAACTCCAAATGGTTATGACCCAATCTATTACGGTGTTTATGACCAAGCAGTTCGAGGGGTGAATGATTTTCATATTACAGATTTAAGATGGTTTAAAGACCCTCGTTATACCAAAGACTTACGTTGGGTTAAATGTAATGACATATGTCACTACATGTTAAACAGAGAACAATACAATGATGATGAAGTTGTGATGTATGACTTTGATATTGAAAAATATGAAGAATATCATGAACAAGGTTATAAACCATTTTCATCTTGGTTCGAATCTATGTCTAAGAAATTTAAATACGATAGACGTAAGATTGCTCAGGAATTGGAATGTGACTTCTTAGGTTCAGGAGACGGTGTAATACCCGGTGAAATTCAAGAAAACATTGCTAAGAACATGATTAGACAGCCTATTGAAAAATACATGCAAGCAACGTTGTGGCAATGGAAAGAACCACAAGTTGGTCATCGTTATATTATGGGTGTCGATGTTAGTAGAGGTGATAGTGAGGACTTTTCATCAATTAATATAGTTGATTTTGATGATAGGGAACAAGTTTTAGAATATATCGGTAAAATACCTCCTGATGATTTGGCTTCGGTGGCATATAAATGGGGGGTCCTATATGGAAATGCTTTTATTGTAATCGATATTACAGGTGGTATGGGTATTGCCACTTCAAGGAAGTTACAAGAAATGAATTACAAGAATTTATACATTGATGGTATTAATACTCAGAATATTTGGGAATACAATAAAAAATCAATGGAGAAGATACCCGGATTAAATTTCAACAACAAAAGAACTCAAATTGTCGCTGCGTTTGAGGAACAGGTTAGAAAAGGATTTGCTATTAGGTCAAATAGGTTATTAAATGAACTTAATACGTTCGTTTATATTAACGGTAGACCTGACCACATGAAGGGTGCTCACGATGATGCTATCATGAGTATGTCAATGGCACTTTACGCCGGTGATATATGTTTTAATCAATTAGAAAGAAATGAATCTAAAAATAAAGCAATGTTAGATTCATGGATGTTATCTGAAAGAACATATGAACCAAATAAATCATTTTACTCATACGGAAGTAGTTTTGACCAAATAGGTTCGATGGGTATTGATAATCCGTCGTATCGACAAAATAATATGACTAACGCTCCAAAAGAGGCTTATTCTGAATATTCTTGGTTATTCAGTAAAAGAAAATAAACTACTATTTTCAAATAAAAAAGTTTATATTGTAAAGAAAACTATTTATATACATATGGCAGATCAAAATCTTACTGTTTTTCAGAAATTAACGAGAATGTTCGGTTTCCCCGGTCAAACAAGACCTGAGGATACCCCATCTTTTAATTTCAGTAAAGACGAACTTTTAAAGACAGACAATAGAGAAGATTATGAAAAGGCAATGTTACAAGCACAACAAAGTTCTTACATTGCTGATAAATTCGCTAAATTAGACCAATCTCTTTATAACCAATCAGTATATTACGAACCAAACAGACTCGCAGCATATTATGATTATGAATCTATGGAATTCACACCAGAGATTTCAGCGGCTTTAGACATATACGCAGAAGAGTCGACAACATTATCTGAAAAAGGAGAAATTTTAACTATCTATTCTGAATCAGATAGAATCAAAGCAATCTTAGAAGATTTATTTAAAGAAAAATTAGACATCAACACTAACCTACAAATGTGGGCGAGAGGTGTTTGTAAATACGGTGATGATTTTGTTTACTTAAAAGTTGATCCTGAAAAAGGTATCATTGGTTGTCAACAACTTCCAAATATCGAGATAGAAAGAATCGAAGGTGCTGCCAGTAAAACACCCGGTAACAATGTTGATGTTAAAGTACCAACAAGAGAATTGAGATTTACATGGAAAAATAAAGACATGGAATTCCAATCTTGGGAAATTGCTCACTTTAGATTATTAGGTGATGATAGAAAATTACCTTATGGTACTTCTATGTTAGATAAGATTAGAAGAATTTGGAAACAACTTTTACTTGCTGAAGATGCTATGTTAATTTACAGAACATCAAGAGCCCCTGAAAGACGTGTATTCAAAGTATTCGTTGGTAATATGGATGACAAAGATATTGAACCATATGTACAACGTGTTGCGAATAAATTTAAGAGAGACCAAATCGTCGACTCAAGAAATGGTCAAGTAGATATGAGATATAATCAAATGGCTGTAGACCAAGATTATTTCATTCCTGTTCGTGACCCATCACAAACTAACCCGATTGAGACATTACCAGGTGCTGCCAATTTAGGTGAAATTGCGGATATTGAATATATCCAAAAGAAGTTACTTGCCGCTTTACGTATACCAAAAGCATTCTTAGGATTCGAAGAAGTTGTGGGTGAGGGTAAGACTTTAGCATTAATGGATATTCGTTTTGCTAGAACTATCAATAGAATTCAAAAATCTTTAATACAAGAATTAAATAAAATTGCTTTAGTTCATTTGTACCTTTTAGGTTTGGAGGATGAATTAAGTAATTTTGAATTATCATTAACTAATCCGTCGGCACAGTCTGACTTATTACGTATTGAAACGTGGAAAGAGAAAGTGACACTTTATAAGGACGCCACATCTGACCAATCACAAGTTGGTATCTTACCAGTATCACATACATGGGCAAAGAAAAACATTCTTGGATTTAGTGATTCTGAAGTTATTTTAGATTTACAACAACAACGTTTAGAACGTGCCATGGGATTTGAATTAACTAACACACAAAATATTATTAAACGTTCAGGAATATTTGATGACGTTGACGCTAAATACGGAATACCTGAAGAAGAAAGAGAAAAAGCTATGGAGGCCGCTTCAGGTGAAGGTGGAGGAATGGATATGGGTGGGGCACCGCCACCGCCATCAGGAGGAGGCGGTTCTGAAGGTGGAGAGGCCCCATTATCAGAATCAAGAAAATCTAAAATATTAGGTATGTTGGGTGAAGAAGAATTAAGTTTCGAACACTTATTTGATATGAAGAAGGCAC